GTTTTAATCCCGTTTGAACGCACAATTCAATTACTCTTTCCAACAAAACGCGATTTAAGGAACATGGCTTTATCATCATTAATATTCGAACTGAGAAAACCAAAATTTAACGAAGACAATACAAAAATAGCAAAACAATATGATACAGTTTTTATTTTGAATATCCCATGCGTCGGTAACTTTATTCGTAAAGTAAACGATAGAATAGATCAATTTTCTGATATTAGTGTGAGTAGAGAGCAGAGGAAATTTATGTGGTGCACAAAAGGTTTGCTATTAGTATCAGTTAGTAAAGGAGATATTTTATATCGTGAAAATGACGTCGAAGAATATAAAAAGCAGGATTATGGTAGAATGATAAAAGAAGCAACTGTAAGTGAAGATGATTCACCTATTATAAGGAATGGACTAAAGATTTTGAAATTAATTAAGTGGGACGATGGAGCCAATGAAATTTTAGGAGAATTAGAGGACGGACTAGATTCAGCTATGAATATAATAAATGACGCAAGAAGTGACTTAGCGATTATAGAGAAAGTGATGAGATCGGAAAAGATGTATGATACTAGTAGATTTTGTAATGAGATTAGATTCATATTAGCGGCGAAACTTATTAACCAGAAAGGAATGAAATTACCATTACTTAAGTACTTATATGAAGATGTGCGTATGAAAGAGCTTCTAATCGGTGGAAACGCTAATTCTTTTTTATTGCAAACGTACATATCAGTTAAAAATCAGGATGGTCAAATAATTAAGACAATACCAACAATGATTAGAAAAGGAAATGATGATGAGCAAATGACGGTTCAATTATTAGGAAGGGTGAGATTTTATGGAACAGACGTGTCACTACCATACATAAAGAAAGGGATATTAAATGTGCCAATGCCTGTCGAACATGAGAGTATGTGGGGAGTGAAGGCTAATGTCGAAAATGTGAAAGAAAGAATAGAAGTAGATTTAGACAGAGAGTATTAAATGAGAAACACGACGTTGATGAAAGAATAAGACTTGGACAACATTCGGGCTTGATGATGAGACGAGACGTGTACGTGTTTTGGTGAGTAGGCTTAGATCCCGGGATGGT